TCTGGCGCCAGTAGCGCGGCTGCGAGCGTGCGGTCGTGGTACTGGTGCGGACGGCGGGGCTCGAACCCGCATGACCGAAGCCGAGGGATTTTAAGTCCCTTGCGTCTACCAGTTTCGCCACGTCCGCGTTCAAGCTTTCTCAACGGCTTACGGGCGAAATGCAAGAGGATGTTTTGCAGTCTTTCCTTCGCGTTTTGCAAAACTTGTTCATGAGAGGTTCCGGACCCGCTTGATCAGCGGGGCGATCCACGGAATCTGCAGCCCATGACCTAGACCGAGAAATACTGCTGGACAGGCCGCCCGGCCCTGTTTCAACATGTCGAGGATCGAAGGAACGCTCATGGCTGCAATGTCAGTGCCACGCTATCAAATGCGCGAAGAAGCAGACGGTACTTGGACCGTGTTTGACACGATGCCGATGCAAGGTAACGAAGCCCGCATCATGTACGGGATCACTGAGAAACGTGCGATACAATATCTCGTTCGGCTTAATCAGACGGCGAGTGCGGTACCGGGGGTAGATAGTGAGCAGCACGACTGACCTTATTGCGGAGCTCGTGCGAGCCGCAGACGACGTTGAGACACTTGACTCTTACGAGATGGCCCGCCTGCTCGATGAGGCGATGACGACAATCCGCGACATGCGTGGACCCCGAGGGCGGAGAAAGAGGTCGTTAGAGGCGGTGGCCTACCTTCAGGCAGTTCAAGGACGAGTCATGCGTGGTGAAGAGGCTCGCGACCAGGTTAAAGCCGCACTGCTAGACGCGGCTGGTATGATCGGGAATTCGCACACCGAGCTTAGTACGGGGGCGGAGATCCAAACTGGCGGAGGGGCGACGAATTGACCGCGATCTCCGAGATGATTGCCGAACTGATCCGCGCAGCGGATGAGGTTCAGCGCTTTTCGAACGACTACAAGCGAAGCCTTCTCCTCCGCGCCTACTCCGCAATCCTCAATGGTCGAGAAGAGGTGGGCTTCCACCCGTCGAAGTCTCGAAGTGACACGGCTATCGATCTTTTCGCCGGCTCCGAGATGATCAACCAGCTCACCGACGACTACATCAGAGGGCTCCTGCTGGATGCCGCTCACATGCTCCGCATCATCAAGATCGTGCTGGACGCGAGGGATGCGAGCTTGACGGAAGGAGGACACAATGAGCGCCGTAGCCGATTTAGTGTCGGAACTAGTGCGGGCTGCAAACAGGGCTGAGTACGTAACGGGCCTGCTCGGAGTTGTCATTGCGGAACCTATGCTGCCGTCCAGGGTTTCTAGAGCAGGATCTCCAGTCCGATCATATCAACCGAAAAAGCCCGTTCCCCCTGACGGGCTTTTTCATGCTTACCGCGGGAGAAGCCAGCGCAGCACAGTGGCTTCGCCAAGCCTACTTGCGCTTCCGCCTTGGTGCCTTCACGGGAGTGGTAGCTTCCTGCGCTAGGCGCAGCGCCCGCAAGCGCTCGGTCTTCTTTTCCCGCTCTAAAACCTCTTGATCGATGATGGCTTGGGCGACTGCATCAGTGATCGCTCTTTTCTCGAGCAGGGATGGTTTCCGAGGTGTAGATTCAGCGTCGGTCATGCGGCTCCATTTCCATTTAAGTAGAGCGGGATTGGGGGAGTCCAACGGACGACGCGGGAAGAAATAACCTGGCAGTCTGCAATTATCGGCTGATCGCGAGGGCGCAGGCCCCGCCTGTGCATTCCCGGACTAGCCCGCGATCCCCAACTGGTCTCCTTAACCGCGGCATCTACCAGTTTTGCTAGTTACTCTGCCGCTCGTGAATTGGTAGAATTGGTTCGGCTCAACATGGACTCGTAGATGACCACACTTTTCGCCTTCCAGATAGCTCCGGGGTTCGACAACCTGCTCGCGTTTTGCTTAACTTTGGAGCAAGCAGTTATCGAGGCTACGGAACATCGTCGCGAGTTGATACGCGGCCAAGCTTTGGATGGTGAAGATCACGAGGTGTTAGCACCGATCACGCTGTATGAAGCTCGGCTGGAGACACTGACGATGGACGTTCTTCTGCCTGTGCTTAATGGGCAGCAGGAAATTCAGGAGGCGCTCGTCAAAGAGAAGACGCAAGTTGGCGCGGTTGAGTAGTTGGAGCCGCTGGACAGCAGCGGCGAAGCAATGCGCTGACCGGCCGCTGTGCTCGATCTCGTTCACAGCCGATAAACTGAATAGCCTCCGCCCACTAGGCTCGTCCCGAGCGTCGGTCGTGCTAACACCAACAGCCTGGCACATCCTTGAGCCGGGCTGTTGTTGGAGCAATCAAAGCAACATGGAACTGCGGAGACGGAGCTATCTTTGCGCCAGAAGCGCATCTATCTCACGGATTTCGCGAGCGGTCAGATCACGGCCGAACGCGTCTTCAAGCTCTGATACGGCGTCCGCGAGGGCCTCTTCGCGTAAGACTGGGTCGGAAATTCTGAGCGCCTCGTTCCTCTCCCGCTCATAGGAAGCGATCTTTCCCACAGCCGAATCTGGTGCAGCGCGTTCTCGCGCTCTCGGAGAAGCGTGAGCGGCATTAAGCGCGCCAAGATCGTTGGCCCGGGCAGTGTCTGCTTTCGCAGATGACCCGCGTGCCTCACCTCTCCCACGACTATCTCGGGCGTCTTTCGATGAAGACGATCGGCCGTTCTCAGATGCAGAGTTTCCGTTCCCTCCACCGTTGCCGCCTCCGTTCCCTCCACTGTTCCCGCCTCCGTTCCCGCCTCCGTTCCCGCCTCCATCCTTAGCAAGCGCGGCACTGGAGAAGCTGAACTCTCCAGCTACGGGGATTGCAAACGTAAGGGCAGCGACTGCGGAAACTAGAATCAACCCGTGTGACGTCCGTTTCATTGAATTCCTCCTTTTTCCATTGATGTTACGCATCTTGGTCGCGAGGAGGTAATTTCCTAGGGACTGGGGCCCAATGCCAATCGCAGTAGGACCAACGGCAGTGACGACATGCGACCAAAGTCCGCTGTAGACGATATTGCAAAGGCGGCAGGGCCCGGCAGCCCAACGCAGGATGGGAGCTGACAGCAGCCGAAGCCGCCAAGGTGGTCGAGGAGGCGTGGGACGCTCAGCTGGCCGCTATGGGTATACCTCGGAGCGAGTGACCCAGAACGGATGACACCTCGAGTAGATCTCCCCCAGCAGGCGCGTCCGTACATCGTCGGGCGTTGCCTCGATCAGGTATGGGCTGGAGCGGTGGAACCCAACAGGACGCCGAACCCCGTTGCCTCCCGGCCCCTCGACCTCGTAGTCAACGATCTGGTAGCTACTGCCGAGCTCGCCATTGAACCAAGCGAACCCGGCGGGCGTGCATTCACGCTTCTTCTCAAAATCAAACACGGCCCGCGAAAGACCGTCGCCGCTAGCTTCAACGGACACGAGCCGGAACTTTCCATAGGCCGGCCAGAGCCTCGTCTCCAGCTCCGGGCCGATGGTGAAGAACCCCATCATCGCCACCATGACGGACGAGAGGTAGAGCCCGAGGAATGCCAGGTGCTTGCTCATGGCGATAACCCGCCCTTGATGAGGAACGCGACGAACGCGAGGATGATCGCGCTGATGAACGTTGTGAGGAAGGATTTCCCGAGGCTCTTGATGGATTTGATGTCGTCTTTGATGTTGGAGATGTCTGACTGCAATGCCTTGTCCCGCTCTGCTTCAGCCGCGGTTCTCACGCGGTAATCCTGATGATGCTCTTCGAGCTCCCGTACCCGGCCCTTGAGAAGCGTCATCTCTTCCATCATGACAGTGGCGGTTCGGGCGAGGTCGCTTGCGTTTCGCTCGATACCGTCGAGGCGCCGGGCCGTGGTGTCTTCCTGCATCAGTCCCTGCCCTCAACTGGCTTCATCATGTCGTGCGCAGTCCTTGCGCGTGTAGACCGCCCCAGAGCAGAGACGGACGACGGTTCGATCGATCTTCCGCTGGTCAGCGTCAGTCGCGCCACGAGCGCCGAGGAGGTCAGTCCCGACCACCGACCGAAGGCCCGCCACATTTCCCGGTCCCGAAACTCCACACCCGACCAGCATCGCGGCAGGCGTCATAATCAAGAGCGCCTTCATCAGCACGTTGAGCGGCTTCATTGTTCTGCCTTTCGATCTTGTTGAGAGCGTCGTCGCCGGCCTTGTTCCAGATCCAGCCGGCAAGGAGCGCGAGGGTGATGAGGATGGCGGCAAAGCCGATGATGCGAGGAGAGGAGAACATCAGCGCCGCTCCCCTGCCCTGAATGCATCAACGCCTTTCTGCTCGCCCTTGCGGGCCACCAGGTATGTTCCACCGGCAATGACAGCCACGGCGATCAGCCAAACCTCCGACGGGATGTCGGAGAACATGTCCTTCAGCGGCTTGATAGTCTCACGAGCAAAGCCAAGGTTGCCGACCACTCCATCGAGCAGACCACCGATCGCCGCGGGGATGCCGGCCGCCAGCGCTCCGATCTTGATCAGCCAGTTCGTCCGGACCTCCGTAGCGTTCTTCCGGACGGTCTCAGCGGTGGCATCCTCACGCGGAAGGTTGCGAGGCTTGGCCGTGTCGAGAGCATCGAGAAAGGCCTGGTCGATCACGTCGTTGATGGGAGCGATGTCGTTCTCGTTCTTGAAGGCGAGGATGGCCGTGCGGGTGAACTTGCCCATCTTGCTGTCTGGGGTGCCCACCTCGGAATAGCCAAGCTCCTTGAGCCGTTCCTGAACCACGCGGATGGTGACAGCGTCGGTCCTTCCCTTCGGTGCCTCAGTTTCCGCCACAGGAGGCGCAGGAGCGCGTTCCGTCACCGTGGCGGCGTATCCACCCGCGACGAGCGCCGCTTCGAATGCCTGCGCTTGCTTGGCAATCTTCGCGCCGTTGGTCTTGCCGTCAGCGTTGACGATCGCCCGCATCGGGCCATAGCTCGAGTAGTCGGAGAGCTTCTTGCCGGTGAAGAGACCCTTGGTCATGCCGTCAAAGGTGATGCGGACAGCCACATCCATCTTCAGCGCCTCATCAGGATTTCCGGCGATGCCGAACTTTTCATAGTTCTCCCGGCCAGTGATCTGCGGAAGGCCGCGCCCGCGCATGTCCCACCCATCATTCGGGAGGTGGTTGCCCAGTCGGCCACCATAGACCTTGTTGGCGAGCGCCTTCGGGTTGTTGGCATAGGGCTTGGCGCTGCCAAGAGTCGGGAAGCGAGACGGCCACACCTGGGTCAGACGCTTTGCCGAGTAGCGAAGGTTCTCCTCCACCGGCTGCATCTTGTCCCCTGTCTCATGATAGACCGTCGCGAGGATGTAGGAGAGATCCTTCAGCGGGGTGCCTCGACGCTCAGCTTCATCAATGATTGCCTCGATGCCTTGCACCTGGGTCTTCTTCAGCGATGTGCCGAAGACTCCAGACATGCGGGATCGCAGGCTCGCGAAGAACGCGGCTCGGTTCATGTCAATCTCCTGATTTTCGGATGGTCAGTCTTCGGCTATGCTCAGCCGATGGATTGCGAGACCTGCGACAACACGGGCTGGGTATGTGAAGCCCACTGCAACAGACCGTGGAACGGCCCGAAGGCATGCGGCTGCGGTGCGGCCGGCATGCCTTGCATTCTCTGCAACGGGGATGGTGAGAAGCCGGACATGTCGCGGATGCTGAAGTCGGTGTTGGCGGTTAGGGACAAGAAGGTGGAATAGGGGCTTCCCTCCCCTAGTCCTTTCAAGCAATCTGCCTCAGCTTGAAGTCAACGGATAGGGCTGGCGGGTACTAATGCACTTCTATGATTTCTATAACTCCACAAGGGATGAAAGTGAGTCAGCGAAGCTGCTCGACTTTCACCTTTCTAGGCTCAAGAGCTATCAGAAAGACTTCCGTAACGCGCTTTCGCTCTACTGTTTCTGCAGGGATTGGGCAGAAGCTGCGGCGGGGATCAGAGACTGGACCTGGATCCCTGCGCGAGACGCGGCAATGACCATTTACCACTTTGGATGCACGCTCGAAAACCTCGTGACAAATCTGAATGGCATTCCCACTGTTAGAGATCTAGTCGATCATAAAAAAAGGCGTCAAGCCGGTAAACGCTTCAACAAAGCCTTTCCAAAATGGCAGGATCTCCGGCACGCCATTGCCCACGACGGAGAACTTTACAAGGATCCTCAAGCGCAAGCTAAGAACCAACTGACCGGTGGGCTACACTTGGGAACTGTATCTATCGGAGGCCCAGGCACTACCATGATGGGAGGGCGCGTGAGAATGGGAGACAAATTCCTGTTTTTTATCAATGGAGAGCATGTTGGGTACAGCTTGAACCTTCAGTCAGTCGCTGAACTCGCCTCCGTACATCATGATATCATCAACGCCTTCGAGCCAGCCGTGCCGTCTGACCGCATAGCGCTTTGGCGTTCGGACATGCTCCGGATATAGCCCGCCACCAGATGGTCGGCGGCACGTACCAGAACGTGCCCTGCCATGCCCATACGCGCCCCACCTAAGCTGGCCTTGCCAGCCAAACCGCAACCCACCGAACCTAGCCTTACCCAACCTGAACTTGCCTGCCCTACCATGATCCTTGCCAACCGGACGGGCATCCGGTTCCGCCTTTAGTTCCTGCCGATCTTCTCTAGTGACCGGGGGAAGTCTTCTTCGACCGTGTCGATGATCTTGACCAGTGCCGCGAACTCTTCAAGGTCTCGGTACTTTGCTTTCCAAGCTCGCAGCTCGTTCATGGCGCGGTCGAGGACCATCTTTCTGGTCTTTGCCTGAGACATAGCGTGAGTAGCTTCTCGGTAGTGAGGAGCCGATGGTTCCGGAACATGGACGTATGCCCTCGTCCGCACTGCAGGCTTGTCGTCGCGAACATAGACAGCAACAACCGCTCGAATAAGCCCTCTGGCCTGCTGCAGCCTATAGTGTTCGGCGGCAGCGCTGTCGTCCCACTCGAAGAACGAGTGGAGCGGGGAGTTATCGTGCCTAGCATCCTCGAGAATGTCCTGAGGCGTGATTTCCCCCTTAAACTTCTCCCGTAGCATTTCGATGTGACGCCCAACCACGTTAGCGTCCGGATGTGCTCCCGACTGGAAGCGGGCGCCTTCTGAGAATTCAAAGCCCGCGATTCGCATCATGCCGCCTCCAGCTTCGCCATGTCGCGCTCGGTAGCCACGTGGAACATTCCGCTCATGCCATCCTTCTCAGGTCGCCATTCCCCAACCCCAACGGCGAACCCGGCCACGTTGATGATGTTCAGGATCTGACTTTCGCTCAGGACATTGGCGTTGTAGCGGACCAACAGTTTTGCGTGCCAGTCTGCGAATTCGCCGCGATACCGAAGGTCAGCTGTTCCCATGCCAACCCGCACCATATCCTCGCGCATAGAAGGTGCCCCGCCGTTGATCCGAACGAGGTTGACGCGCGCCTTTGTGCCTTCGAACGCGCCTTTGATGTCAATGTCTTCGCCCAGGATGTGGAACGCCTGTCGAGCCGCAACCTTTGTGATCCCGGCGACCGATGTGCAGGCCGTGACGGCTGCAGCCTTGAAGCCGATGGAGGGGAAGCCGTAGCCATCCCCAAGGCGGTACAGCGAGCTTTCAAAGTCTGCCCGTGGATCTTTCGCTTCCTTTGCCTGCTTGGCGGTCTTCATCTGCTTGCCGAGCATTTCCTTCTTAGCCTTCTCAGACCATGCGTGGACGATCAGGGGGCTATCTCCAACTACAGTCACTTCCATCAACTGGATTGCAAGCGGCGGCAGTTCGATCCCTACGTCTTGTTTTGCAGTAGCCATTTCAGTCTCCATAGGCGTCCGGCCTGCCAAGCCCGGTAACGCACAGGGGTTCGCTTTCACGAACGCCGGAGCCTATGAAGCTCGTCGTTCGCGTTACATCCCCATGGCAGCGGGGAATTTCAGTTATTTCTTGATCGGCTTCGAACTCGCCGTGATCATCACCCGGCAATCGTCGTCGTCTATCGGATGATAAACGGACCAGCCTTTAATGCTGGGGTCGATCATCTGCATGGCGCGGCGATACTCCGAGAAGTGTACCTTCGCCATAGCTTCTGCGCTGGACGGACCTCGATAGGCGATAAGTACAGGATATTCGTCCTTATCGGGCCTCACCATGACGTACTCGTACTGAGGCACATCCACCAACGCTTCCGAAAGCTCATTACTCAATCGGCGGATGCGCTCGTATGGGTTCTCATCCGCTGTTGCGGCCGCGGTCGAAATCGAGCTGTTGGAGCTAGCTGCCAATGCTGCGCCCGCTTTCAAGATGGTGCGCCGGTTCATAGTGCCGGCTCCCGCCGGCGCGCGGCATCTGGCAGCCCACCAAGCAGATCATTTGCGATATTGACGCCCAGGCCATCCCAGCGCAGTGCGCCATTCGAGTGAGGCGACCACTCCTCTTCCGAATGTGAGCAGTCTTGCTCATCACCATCTTGGTCAGTTTCCTCAGGCTCGGCATCAGAGCCATCTTCTAGGTCTTGGTCCCCGTCCAAGTTGTCGAGCAAAGCGATAAGCCGCTCGATGTACTCTTCCAACGCTACACGGCGAAATTTCTCAATGCGAACGAGAGCGTTCATGCGTCTGCCCTCGCAGCCTCGAGCTGGACGCGCCACCGAAGCGATGCGCCTGCGCTACCGATTAAGTTGGGATCACGAGGAGACGGAACGGCAAACGCACCACCATTGTCACGCTCACCACGGGCGAAGAAGGCCGCCACAACGGGGCTGCGAGCGATCTGAGAGAGAAGAACGTTATCCATTATGCTGCCCTCCGAGAGATAGTAGCGATACGAGCAACCACAACAGCGCGGTCAGCCTCGATGCGCATCCCGAACGGGCGAGCGTCGATCCGGTCCAGCTCAACCTTGAGAGCGGCGATCTGCTCACCAAACTTCTCGGCTGCGGTCTTTGCGACTTCGGTCACTTCCTGCTTTGCCCATACCCAGGCATTGCGGAGAGCCTTGCCGAATTCCTTGAGGCGAAGTGCCTCAGTAGCAGGGCGAGCACCGCACCAGTTGCGGCGGTAGATGCTCCATGCGTCCTTCATGATCTTTGCAGTGTCGAACATTTCGGTTGCTCCTTTGTATCGGTGGTGATACCTAGGTAGCACTGCTGGACTATAAGTTCAATACCTAAATCTCATAAAAGATACTTAGGGCTCATTTATGACCATCACAGCCGAACAATTACGAGCCGCACGGGCGCTTCTGAAGATGGAACAGAGAGCGCTCGCGGAAGCTGCTGACGTGCCGGTTCAAACGCTCAAGCGATACGAAGGCGGCTCGGGGCCGCTTTCAGGAAATTACCAGAGCATCTCCTCGCTCATTCGGGTTATTGAACAAGCCGGGGTTGTCTTTGTGGCTGCTGGAGAGACGAGCACCGCTGGCGATGGTGTGCGGTTCGCAACCTCGACGGATAGCTCCGACGAATGAGTTCGAGGTTTCATTGAATTATTTCACCAAAGCTAAAGCTCGCTATGAGCAAGATAAACTTGACGCTTGCCTATCCGCAGGCGCGGCCCTTCGTGGTCCGGTAGGCGTTAACTTCACGATATCTACGATTAGCATGAAGGCACTTGATGCAGTCCAGCAGCAGTGGGGATCTTCCCAATTTGATTGGGACGCTGTTAATTCCAACTATCGCGGCATCGACGCTTTCAAGTTCGCGATCTGGGTTGACGACATCCTTTGCGGGCTTGCCATCGCGACGACAGGTGATAAGAACGTCAAGCTGAGGTTTATAGAAGGCAGCCCCGATCCAAATTGCCCATTAAAGGGGCGCCGGGTCTTGATTGCTCTCGAAGCTGCAGCCAATTACGGTCAGAGACGAGGTAAACATGTCTTGACTCTGGAACCTCTTAACGAAAAGCTCATTTTGTTATACGAGACTGCATACGGCTTCGAAGTCGTCCGCCCCTCAAAGGGACCTCCCTACTGCACCAAAGGGATATAGAAATGTTCGCACAGAAACTAAACCCAGCCTTCAGAAAGGCTATCCGCACTGAACGCAAGCTGCCCGAGCCAGAGCCGGCGTATGCAAAGCCGCGTCCGGCTGTAGGTTTCTTCGCGGCTCTCACACCCGAGCAGAAGAAGCGGGCTCTAACTTACAGAGGCGAAGAAAATCACGGCGAACCCGAGTTCGCTCGATAGGCATACTGCTGCCCATCAACCGTTCACAGAGCCCGAGGCAACCCCTCGGGTTTTTCTTTGTCTGAGGCTTTCCTTCCGGTGTTCGATCAGGTCTATCCCAAGCCCAAGAACACCAAACTTCTTCGCAGCGCGGATGAAAGATCTAAATATGCTCGGCCGGCCGAAAACCAGAAGGCAGGTAACGATATGAAGAGAGCAGTGAAAGCCACTCCAAGCGGGATCGAAACCTCAACCCCCCACTGCTGTATTAGATAACCGAGCTTAAACCGGGAGATCCTGCGAAGGGGATATCTCAGGGAGTGCCGTTCAGCTACCGCTCTTATATTCAGCTGATGAAGCGCTTCTGACCACCCCTCCCTCAGGTCGCGGACGAGATGTTCGACTACCTCCCGAAGCTTCTCGACGTCCTGGGCAAAGGCTCGTTCGATATCAGGGGCGCTGTAACGAGTTGCATCGTTGAAAAAAGAACCGTGAACATCTCGAATACGTGTAGCCTGCTCCTCAATACGGTTCACCACCTCATACAATCGTTCAGATGTAAGATGGCTATAGGCATACTCTTCCGCGCCATCCAGTTGCTCTCGGATTGACTTCAATTGCTGTACCACCCGATGAACGACAGCCTTCTCGTTATAAGTTGAGACCAAAAACTCGGCGACCAAATACAGTAGAACGAGAAATATTCCCGCAACGAGATGCTCTTGTGGGATCTGCGCATCCCTGCCTAATATACCCAAGAATGTGATGTCCTTGGCTCCATAGTGGGTTACGAGCACAAGCACAAAAGAAAGCAGGATGAGCCCAAATCGGAGACGCCGATGACGATCTGACCAATGCCCTTCCATACGAGAAACCTTGCGCTCGGAGATGAAGAACCAAATGAGCACAGGATTCTCCCGGGAAATCAACTATTGCTTACGCCGCAAGCCAACACTGGCTTAAGGACTTAAGAAACCACCCATTCGAACAGCCTTCAGCCGCATGCCTGCTTGAGCGCTTGTGCTGGATGTGGTCACCGCTAGCGTGACCGCTCCGGTCGAATCGATCGACGCCGAAATGGCGGTATAAACCGTTCCATGCGCGGCATCCGAGCCTACCTTTTGCACGTTGGCAAGCTTGGTCGATCCAGCGGTATTGAGATGAACCAGGAATTTCGCGGACCGTGAGTGGTTGTTGTCCAGGTTGGTCACGCTGGCGTAAACCTCCCAGATGCCAGACGTAAGTTGAGCCGTCAGAAGCCTGTCCCCGGCTGCGCCAGCGGAATGATCTACCGAAGCCTCGACCATATCGGCAGTCACGACCCGCAAGGTGGCAGCGTTACCACGCATGAAAACCTGGTTCGCGTCGTTGAAGTAGAAAACGCCGGGATACATAAGGCCAGCGGCAAGCATGGTCGTCCCGGTTCCCATGTGGTCGGCGGCATTACCCTTTCGCAGGTTTGACCGGCTGCTCCCGGCAGTGTTTCTGATATAATCAGTCGCATTTTCAAACGCAATTCCATCGAAGAGCAGAACGCTTGAAGTCCTAATGACGTCGCTAGAGCCGAACCTCTGAATATGCCCGCCCCGGATTTCAGTCTTAAAACCCGCATTGAGGATGGCATAGCTGGTGGAATCGGCCGGGTTTCCTTCGAGATAGCAGCCGTCAATAAGGGTCAGAATGGCCGTCGAGTCGATCTGCATCCCCAGTGAAAGCATTGAACCGAAGTCGCAGTCCCGGAAGGCAATCTGACGAGAATTCTTCAGCCGGACGCGAAGGGGCTCGCTCGTCAGACCCGACGTCGTCCGTTCAAAGATGCACCGGAGGAAGGTGTTGTTGGTGCAACGACGAAGGTAGATATTTACATCGTAGCCCGGAAAAGCAGGGTCCGTTTCAATACTAAGGTGGGTCGCCTCGCCCGCAGCAATCGGAAGGCCACAATCGGAAAACTCGCAACGAAGATAAAGATTATTTCCGGCACCATTTAACTGCTTATGGGCCTGGCGGTTGCTATGAATATCAAAGCCTTGGAAGACGTTATTTTGCGCACCGTCGAGGATCCACCCCACCACGCATCCCTTTACCTCGAACTGTCGGAATTCCGCATAGACGGACAAGCCGATGTAAAGGCCGAGATTTGCAATTCCATTGCCGTCGATGTGGATGTGCTCATGCACCCCATACCGGGTTCCATAGATATCGACACCCGGATATAGGAAGTCGACACCAGCGGAAGGGGACGTGCAACGCAGCCAGGTTTTCTCGCCACCAACGAAAGACACCTTTGGCGGGACTGCAACGCGACCGCTGATGTCATAGGTCCGACCGTTGCGAAGCCGCACACGGTCAGCTCCAAAGTTCAAGGCCCTGTTGATCGCATTCGTCCAATCGGCGTCGATTGCGAGAAAGAAGTGCTCCGGAACAACCTCCCTGTCGGCCAACTCCCACCAGCCACCATTCGCGCTATCGGAGTTTCCGGCAGCGGTCCAACGGTCAGCACTTCGGAATTTTGCCGTGTGGGATGGCTCCTGTGCCGTGCGGCGATAGGTGCCAAACACGTTGAAGGCTGCGTCAGTGACAGTACGGATTCTATCGACCTGCTTCCTGACGACGGACACTTTCGCATGGTCGATGCTGCGCCGATCAAGCACAGCTCCCACATCGAATATCTCCGCAACCGTCCTTTTCTCGTTGTCGGATCCAGCTTCTGCCGTCGCAATCAAGCTGGAATCCTCAACTTCAACTGAAGCAGCGTCGAGCGCATCGATCAAAGCCTGCGGGCCTTCAGCGCCGCGATAGTCGGTCGCTTCCGCAATGTCTGTGACATAACCTGTCGGGCCGATATAAGCGCCCGTGTCAGGCTTTGCCCCGGCACCGCCAAACCAATCGACTACCCGCTGCACTCGACGCGAGCCATCGGCCACGACACCCAGGACCGGTGTCCAGCCTTCATCGCCCTTGATGAGACCTTGATCAGGCCAGCCGGCGGCGTTCTTCGGCCCATAGAGCTTCTTTGTCACCGTATCGATGCAGAAGTCACCGATCCTCCCATCCGCCATTGTTGGCTGACGAGCGAGCGTGAACACGGTACGGCCGTCGACACCCCGCTCCGGGGTAGCAAGAACAACGGTATTGGAAGGATTGCGAGCCATAGTTTAGGCCTCCGGGAAAGTGATGCCGCGAGTGATTGTGAGGGTGTGGGGGCCGCTGCGAGAGCGGACCTCTGTTGTCTTATTTTCGAAGAGGATGTCGAACTCGAAGGGGCCGGGCTCGATCACCTCGATAGCGTCCCAGCCTGCATTGGCTTCCACCACGCGGGACACGGGATCGGTGATAGTCAGGCCGCCCGCTTGCGTATTGAGATCGAGCAGGACTGATGGGTCTCCTGCCTTCTTCACGTGAAGCCAGATGTGATAGTCGTCCAGCCGCCAGCGATCATTGACGGACCCGAACCGAAAGGTCTGGATCCAGTCCGTGCCGGCGGCGACCGTGAAAGTCGCCATGATAATGTCCTTTGAGGGTGGTTAGAGCTTGATCCGGAGTTCACCGGTGGCGGTTGCATAAACTCGGCCAGTCGTGAGCCCGCCTGTTCCGGCGGCAGCGTCATCAGCAAAGACAGGGAAGGCGCCGATCACCTCCGAGGGCAACGTGACGGTTCCTGTGAATGTTGGATCATCAATCGGGGCCTTCGTGTCGACACCCGTTTGAAGCGCCGTATCGGCATCTGCTCGCGCCGTGGCCTCATCGGAAATGGCTGTCGCCAGCGCGGCATCAGCGTCTTCCAGTGCATCGACGGACGATTGAATAGCCGTGTCAACTTCGCCCTTGTCGTAGACGTTCAAAGACGCGCGCCAGGCGAGAGCGTCTGCATTGTCGAGGAGACCAGAGGAATAAGCCTTGACCTCCGTCCCTTGGATCGTGACGGCATCCCCGGCAGCATCCCCGATGATAGCCGCGCCTGTGACAGTGAGGCTTGCGAGGGTTGAAGGGCCCGTGACTGCAAGTGCCCCGCCGACCGTGGTGTCTCCCGTGACGTCGAGATCAGCCGACATGAGGACGTCGCCTGAAGCTGCAAGCGTGCCGCCGATCGTGACATTGGCATCGAACGAGGCATCGCCACCGACATCAAGAGTGCCGAGAAGCCCGACAGCTCCGGTAACGCCGAGCATCCCGGCGAGAACGGTGTCACCATCAACATCAAGGTTTGCCGCCAGATCGACATTACCGGTGACGGATAAGGTGCTGGAGAAGGTACCGGCACCGGTGACGGCCATTGTGGAGCCGAATGAAGCGGCTCCGGTTACCCCGAGCGTGTCATCAATCGTCGTTGCGCCGGCAATGCCGACAGTCCCAGCAAAGGTGGATTCCGCGAGAAAAGACGCATCCCCCGTAACCGCGATCGTGCCGCCAATTGTGGTGTTGCCGATCACATCAAGGTTTGCCTGCAGGGTCGTGTTGCCGCCGACCGCCAGTGTCCCGGTCAGATCGGTGTTGCCCCCGACGGATAGGTCATCGGCAAAGGTTGCCGCCCCGGTCACATCAAGCGTGGAGCCGAAGGTCACAGCGCCAGCCGCAGCCAGCGTAGACAGGAACGATCCGGCGCCCGTGAATGTCGAGGTTCCGCCGACCGTCAGGTTCTCCCCGACATCGGCATCCGACTGCAGGATGCCATTCCCCTGCACGTCCAGCGTCAATGTGATGTCGACGTGACCCGCGACCCTTACATCGTCCTGGAACGCTGCCTCGCCGGTTACATCGATGGTTCCGCCAATGGTGGCGTTGCCCTCAACCGCAGCATCTCCCACGACGGCCAGATTGCCGCCGAAAGAGCCATCATCGGTGACGATGAGGTTACCAGTCGTGCGGAACCCGCCTTCAGCTGTCCAGATCGCATCGCCGCCGGCATCGAACGCAAACTCCTTGAGGCTGTTGAAACTCCCCATCAGATCCGTAGGCGTGATGGAGAAGTAATCCCCCTCACCCCGGATAATCGCAGCAGCACCGCCGTTCGTGGCGTTGCCATCGCCTATCGGAAGCGCCGGCAGCATATCAAGCCGGTCCTCGATGACATCGACCCGCTGAGTGATCCCGGCCACTTCATTCCGGTACTCCGAAACGTCAGGAGACCACTCAATGGTGTCCGTCAGGTCGGCGACGTCGATCAACTCGACGTGCGTCACGCCGGAACCAAAGGTTCGGACGAAGGGCCGGACATAGACGCTGGTCAGCGCCGCCTTCACGTCGATGTTGTCGGCCGCTGTCAATGCGAAATTGTAGGAATACTCGAGGCGCCCATCCGCCACCGTCACATCAAGCAGATCGGCCAGAGTGGTGGAGGAAAGGCCGCTCTTGTCCCTCTTGAGCCACCGGAGGCCGAGCCGGATGGCGTCGTTCGAAGGGTCTGCCGTGTCGACGGCTCGTTGCACCACAAACCGGGCGCGATACTGCCGCCCGGGCTCAAGTCGCCACACAGCGATCGGAGCGACGGCTCCAGCGCCGTTGATGGCGCCGACAGCACCGTGAGCCCCGACAGCTCTATTGCCGTCCGTGAGTGGCGTGACGGCCGATGGATCACCATCAACGTCTGAGGTAAATAGCTTGATAGCTTCACCAGGACGAACCGGGCCCATAGCAGCTTCGGCATAGGTGATCCGGAGAGCGTCTCCAGATACTCGCGCCGCCGCCTCGGCCGAGATGGCCGCTGCGCGGGCGGTTGCTTCTCCCGCAATGGCGGTTGCGCGAGCGCTCGCTTCCCCAGACACAGCCGCATCGCGCGCGGTTGCCTCAGCCGAGATAGCCGCGCCCCGAGCCATGGTTTCAGCAGCGAGCGCAGTCTGCTCAGCCTTGCCAGCCACCTTGTTGGCCTCAGTAATCGCCGCATTGACCTTGGCTATGGCCAGCGGGTCATTGATGGTGACTGGCGTGATTGCCATTCAACTCTCCATTCCAAAGAAAGATGTCTGTTGTATTAGGAGACGACAAAGCTGCCGGTCGCCACAGGTGCTCCTTCGACCCCAGAGCGGTTCACCGAAACGACCCATCCGAAGTAGTCGGCGGCATCAAGATCACGTGCAGCAGCGTCAGCCGTAGCCGCGCCGCCGAACTCCACGGGCGCGGCATAGGAGGCCGTTCCGAAGTCATTGACAGTGTTGTAGTAGATCTTGGCTCCAGCGTAGTTGGCGCTATTTCCGCCGGTCCAGCTGAATGTCGCCTGCCCTTCCCCACTTGTGACGGATACGCCCGTCACGGCGGCTGGAGGTGTAGGATCGGCAGTCGATGTCACCTGCTCCATGGTGGACCAGTCGCTGTACTTCCCATTGGTACCTTGGAAGGCGACTTGAACGTCCAACAGCTGATCTGCAGGCACCGTCTGCGTGTTGAGATCGAGAAAGCCGCCCGATGGAGCCGCATCTGGGAATAATTGCTCCACCCATGCGCCGGGGTTGCCCGAACCATTGTTCGATACTCGATACCTCACCACGGCAGTCAGGCTGCTGTCCGCTGGGTCGATGACTACGACGCGGATGTAAACTGCCCCTCCGTTCGCAACCGATTGGATCAGGTTGATGACAGGAGTGACGAGATCTTCGGCATTTGGCCTTGGGGGAACGGGAGGCTGAGCGCCCTCGTCAATCGATGGCGTCCAGACGTCGATGTTTTCCGGATGCTGCATAATTTCCATGTTGAAACCGCCATTGAGCAGAGCCAGCGTCGACTTGCGGTTCTCGACTAGTTTACCATTGAGCCTCGGGAGGGTGATCGGCGTCTCCAGCCTCACCCAGCGGCTGTAGATGGCGTTGATGCCTGACAGGCGAACATCGAGCGACCCTGAGACCTTCTCCTGGATGCGCAGCCAGTCACGCTTTCCAAGCCTGCGGGCCTGTCTCCACTGATGCACCCATCGGTAATCGGCATCTCGCGCAAGCACGCGGCCGGATTCCAGCTGCGCTGCCGTGTCCTCGAAAAAGTCGGTATCGGACGTCGCATAGTTGACGGCCGGATAGGTGAACTTCGGGATGAGCCGGTTGATCTCATCTTCGAAGAGAACGTCATATTGAACTTGGTGTCCAACGAGGTCCGCGTCAGAAAGCGTCTCGACGCGGGTCTCACGGAACTTGCCGACCGTAAAGAGCAGAGCTCCGTCGCCGCGCTCGCAGATCCAGCCATCGCACGTGGCTAGAATGGCGTTCGTCCCAGCCTTTGGATCGTTCTCAGTTGTGTCGAAGCCGTTGCACTCGTAGCGGTTCTCAGTCCCACCTCCATGAAGAGCCACATCCTCCTCGCAGATGTTCGCTTCCTCGATCCACATATCCAGAACAGGAAGGATCGCCCGCGAGAAGTCACGCCGATGGCCGAACTCATTGAAGCACTGATGCCAGCACATGATCAGCGCTGAGTTCTTCGAGAAAACCCACGCCGAAGAATTGTTTGGATCCGCGCTAATGCGGTAGTCGAACACGTAGGCGCAATCGGCTTCAACAGACAGAGACGGCGCACCATAGGGGAACCGTTCGTTCTGGTTCTTGGCGGCAACGCCCTTAGCAATCATTGCGATCGATGCCTGGCCGTCGCCCCTGTGATTGTTGGTCCAGATCCCCTCGCCTGCGAGACGTGCCACAACCCGGTCGTAGGCAGTCTCGACCGGTAGACCAAGGCGGTGAGCGATCCAGACGTTATCGCCGTAGCGATCGCCTTCTACTGTCTCGCCGTTTGAGCCAATCTCGACCTCGTCATCATGAAGCCAGTACCGGTTGACCCGGAAAAGCCGGTGCCCAGCGATGGCCTGAACAGCGAAGAGCTCGTTGCCCTTGGCCTCCCAAAGCATATAGGCGCCGGCGAGCCTGTTCGTTCCGACACACCATTGGCGGTATGGCATGGACTGAACCTTCGGAACCTTGCCGTCTTCCGGCTTCGGAGGCTTCGGGGCCATGAGCGCCTGGATACCGATAGAAAGCGCCGTGGTCGCAATCGCCGTCGTAGCCGCACCGAGAAAGGCTGCAGTCGATGCGGAAAATCCCAGCGTAGCAAAGAAGGACGTGAAGATCGGCGTGAAGATCGGGTCACGACGAGCCACGGGATAATGTGACGTCGTCTTCCGAAGCATATTGCCCCAGATGGCACGGTCTCTCGGATCATCGAACCTGGTCTGATAGAACCGCTCATTCCTCACGTCGGCATTCTCCAGGCGGCGATCATTTCAGCCTTCGTTGCGCGCACTCCCCCTGGGCCTATGGATGCCCAGAGCGGGCCGAAGCGAATGGCTCCAACTTCCGTCATAGCTGCATTCTCGTAGGTTTCGCCGGCCATCATGCGGACTATGCCCACGTCGCCGTCCAGAGCTTCGCTGACGCGCTGGAAGCCGTGCGGCAGCAGATGGGCCTCAGCCATGCCGACAAAGCCTCCATGGACTGCCACGAGAGAATGTGCCTCTTCCTTTGTGCGATAGGTACCGCGGAGGTCCTCGACAGGATCGAAGCCCTGAGCGTGGAGCACCCAAGAAGCGGAAAACGTCATGCAGTCCTCGCCCCCTACGCCGCCCCACCGGAACCGGTGCGGAAGCTGAAGAAACCCGTGGATGTCCATGATCTGCCCTTAATAGTTCGGCCACACGGGCTGATTGCCACGCGCAAGCCTCGCGGTCTGCTTGCAGAAGTCGTCGGTGGGCGAGATGGCCTTCTGCATGGCGTCCGACCACAGCGACCGCGACGGGCGCGAACGTGTATTTTCACCGGCCACTACAGCCAGGCTGAGGGTCAGCGTCGGGGTTTCGCCCTCACGAATGGCAGCGCGTCCTTCCTTCGGGTGGGAAGCCAAGCCGGTCCAAATCGGGATGATGCTGCTCATCGGCTGGAAATACTGGTCCAGCGTTGTCAGCCCCATCTGCACGAGCTTGCCGCGCAGCAGAGGGAGGCTTTCCAGCATCTTTGCCCCTGTGGCTGGGTCCACCCCTGACATGGTGAAGTCAACGGCGTCAGATGTGCCGTTGACCAACACCTCCAGGGAGGGGATGCCGAGTAACCGGCCACCGCCGAGATAAACGGTCCCGCTCGGGTCTATCCCGTCGAAGCCGACAGGGACATCATTGACCCCGAACCACAAGTGAAGGGCCGGGTCGGTATCGATGCGCAGGAAAAGGCCGAGCTGATGGCTCCCGCGCATCTCTGCGATGATATTGTCTGGCACATATCCCATGGGTCAGAACGCCTCGACAAAGTTGATCGAGGGCCTGGATGAGTACCAACCCTCATACTCAAACGGCACCGTTGATCCCCGCTGCAGCTTCATCACGCATCTCGGACGAACCAGTTCCACCCGAGTGCCGGCGGGTACGGCCTCCCGGAGCGGTGGCGATATGGCGAGGCTGTAATTGCTGCCGCTTTTGCTCACCACGTCCCAGTATCGATAGGCCCGCCACCCTTTCGTCGGATGGTTGATAGAGAACCAGTCGGACCATCGGAGATCCCTTGCCGGTCCCACGACCTGAAGCGAAATCACCCCTGCGTTCAGTGCCGCAGAAGCGGTCATCTGGCCGTAGACGCTGGTTGCCGGATCGGCCGCCCCTGCGAGCATCGCGCCGTTACTCCCGAAAAGCGGGATGTTCCAAGGCCCGATCTTGTCGTTGACGATGGGCACATTAATGAACCGGAACCCACCATTGAGGCGAGCCCCAAGCCAGTTGAGGATCTCGTATCGTTCGTCCGGCCCCTCCAGCATAAGGCCTTCATAGGAGGCCGTGACAGTACCGCCCCCAGAGGTTTCAACGCTTAGGGCTTCTCCCATCCCGTTGGCCCCGCCCTCGATGGCGCTCCCGATGTTATCGAAACGAGCCCGAGTAGGCCGCAAGGTATCAACCGGGAACATCGGCTGATTGATGTAGACCGCCATCGATCAGCCTTTCCTTGCAGTTGCTTTTTGCTGTGTATCGAGAACGCCACCGCGGGTCTGGTTCTGGTTGTATTGGAAGATCGCCTCTTGAGCGCCCTGCCGTGCCAGTTCCCGAACGTGATCGTCTCCGCTCCCGCCTTGAACGACGACATTGAGCTGTGGCCGCTGATTTCCGCGACCTTCATTGACGCCCACCATCCGGGCGCTGCGGTTCGTGTCGAAGACCTGAGAGCCACCAGGGAGGTTGACCAGTTCGGGCCCGCGCTCGCCTACGACAGCCATCCCGCCGGGAGCGTAGTTGGTGCCATCGGCAAAGAGGCCCGTGAGGGGGAGATACTTTGCGAGGGATGGCTTGCCACCACCGCCCCCAAACAGACCACCCAGCCAACTGAAGATTCCGCCGCCTCCACCGCCGCCACCAACCGCCGCAGGGGCCGCCGGGAACGCGCTGGTGGAAAAAGTCTCGGCTACCTTGCCAAGACCCGAGCCGAAGCCTCCGAGGTTGTCTGTGGCACTCCCGAGGGCATCGTTGAACTTGTCGACATAGGCCGATCCGGTCGTGCCGAGCATATCCGAGGCGCCGCCACCTTTGCCGACCGAGCCAGGACCGCCGAACCATGCCTGCGCGGCACCTGACGGACCATACTTGTCCACATAGCCGCCGAACTTGCTCTCGAAGATCTTATCCTGGAGGCCTGGGTTCTTGAGGAACTCTTGAGCCGATATGCTCTGCCCGAGCGCCTCTTTCGACCATGGGCCGATGTTGTTGCCCATGACCTGGTAGGCACCATAGGCACGGTCACCGTTGCGGGTGACTGGCCCGAGGGCTGAATACCCGCCACTGCCACGGCTCTCGATAGACTTGATGGCCTCGGCATAGGACGAGATATCGCCAAGTGGCGCGCGCGTGACAGAGCCGACGCTGAGGCCGGAGAACCCGCCGGCCACGTTGTTGTTGGCCGGGACACCCGCACCTGCACCGAGAACCGCGCCGAGCGTGGTGTTGGCCCCGGTGAAGCCGATGCTTTTGTTCATCAGACCGGCGCTGGGCGGCCCCATGAGAGCATTCAGCATGTAGTTTGCCGCCATGTTGGCGACCTTCTCCCATGCCGCCGAGGCCGCATTCATTACCGAGTTGCTCAATCCCTCCATCAGGGCTTTGCCAAGATTTCCGCTGTTGTCGCGCAGCGATTGGCCGAAGTCGGTGAAGAAGCCCTTGAAGAGCGTCCCCATCTCCAGCCGGCGCATTTCCTCCTGCAGAACGTCGCGGCCCCAGTAGGTGTTCTTGTTGGCTTTGGATGAGCCGAAGTCGAGATCGGATTCGCGCTCGAAATAGTTGGGACGCTGACCTGGCACCGGAACTGCCGTCAGCCGTCCATCGGAGTTGATAATGGTAGGGGCGCCGGGGCGTGAACCATCTCCCTCCAACTCGATCAGGGGGCGTCGGCTGGGAACAGGCGCATTGCGAGGGATGAAGTCGTTGGGCGAGAACATCCGCCCGCCATCGGAGAACAACCCCGGAAGGGTGCCTAATTCGGGCCATATCGAACCGGAGCCTTCCTTACGGAACTCAGCGGCGGCATCGGTTGCTGCCTGGATCTTCGGCACAAGGTCCGTAAAGACCTCCAGCAGCTTCTGGACGGCAGGGGTGGCTCCTCCCTCAAGTGCAGCCGCCATCGCGTTCTGCACCGCTGTCAGGTCATCTGTAGTGGCCTTGCCTTCAAGGATCTTCGTCTGAAGCTCGGTGAAGCTAGTCGTCAGGCCCCGGATGATCGGCGCGGCATCCTCGCCATAGCCTCGAAGGGACCGGATTGCCGCCGTGTATTCTGCATTGATCGTGCCAAGGACGTCTTCGACCTTCTCAAACTCGGAAGCGGCAAGAGCATTGCCAGCAGCAAGACGTTCGTTCGCCTCAGCCATGCGGACTGCTTCATCAGCGTACTCTTTGAGCCGAGGGGTCGCGTCTCCCCAGCGTTCCGCGACCTTGGCAATGAGGTCGATCTGCTCCCGCAAATCGTCGCTCATTCCGTCCGATCCTTCGCTGCCAGACATGAAGTACTGGACCAGTGCAGCGGTGCCGGCGGTGAGGCCGATAGTTATCAGCGATACAGGGCTTAACAGAGACGCAAACGCGGTTGCGAGACCAGCCACGGGCTTTTCCATCGAGGAGACGACGGAGGCAAGCTGCGTTCCCTGCTGTAGGCCGATCATGAGCGGGTTCATACCCATCGCTGCCGTTACAGCGATGTCCTGAAACTGATAACCTGCATTGGCAGCATTGAAGCCCTGCGCACCTCCCCTGTTCTGGTTCGCGGCTGTGACGGCTTGGCTTGCTCCATTTGCGGAGGAGCGAAGCCGCTCGAAAGCCTGACGCTCTCCTTCCAGAGCCCGCTGCATCTGCTGGGCATTGATCACGCCGAGCTGATGAGCCCGGTTGATCTCGCCCACTGATGTCTCGTAGGCCCGCGTTGCCTGAGCAAGAGGCTGATACTTCAACGTAAGCCGCTCAATCTCCATCCGGAACGACCGAACGTGATCGTCTTGCGTGCCGAAGGATCGACCGAGGGCATCGACCGGGGCCTGCGCACCGCGCGCGCCCTGCCCCGACTTGCCCAAGGATGCGCCAAGGCTTGCCACTTCAGCCTCGAGCTTGTCAGCGGCCATCTGTGTACGACTGGCGGCAGCTGTCAGCTTGTCGAGATCCAGGGCGGCCGATGATGCCGGCGAGGAGTCGATCTTGAAGCCGAGATTGGCAACGGTCATTCGTCAGGCTTTCTTTGCGGGGAATAGAGCGTCGAACAGGCGAGACGTCAGAGGCCGGATCGACACCTCATCTGTCTTCTTCTCCGGAGCGGATTTCTCAGCGGCCACCGACCGGCGCTTCAGGTCGAGGGCGATGATCCCGTCCAGCTGCCAGGGCTCAAGATCAACGTGCCGGAGGTCCGACCACGCCTTGATCTCGCGGAAGCCCAGGGCGTTCATCCCGAAGCCGTTGCCCTGCCGCTGGCAGTCGAGTTCACGGAACCACCCCCAGAGCTCTTCGCCTGCGGGTGGAACCTTGATCTTCTTCCCGTTGTGCTGATGCTCGATTAGCTGGCAGAGCCGGAGGATGAGCTTTTGGCGAAAGGGCCGCGGCGCACCGCCCTTGCCTCCACCTGCTCCGCGAAGATGCGGAAACGAGTGAAGAAGGTGCGGGCGTTCTCTTCGGTGAAGGGAACCGACTGGCCACCGATCGACGGATCAGGCGACCAATGCGTGGTGACCTTCGAGAGGAAAGCCGCCTGGCGCTGATCGTCTTCGTCTTCCGGAGTGGCAGCGCCGGCAAGAGCCCGATCCTCTGCCAGCTTCGAGAACTCGGCTGCGACTTCCTTCATTGCCTTTCGGGTTCGCTTGCTGTCAGGGCCGACAAGCCCGATCTTGAGGCCGATGGGTTTCCCCATCTCGTCAACAAGATCGAACTCGATACCCTCCTCCTGGGACTGGACGAGGGCTTCGAAGCGGGAGAGGTCGACGGTTGAGGTGGTGACTTCTTCGCTCATCAAGCACCCGTATCAGCAGGAACAGTGATCACTGCCGAATTGATCTCGACAGTGCCGGCCAGGAGACGAGCGGTGTTTGCGCCGCCGCCCTGCTCGGACGAGGACATGACGATGCCGTAGAAGAGCTTCGTGGTCGGCGTGGGAGCCGTGCCAGTCGGAGGCGCGTCATCGAACTCGATCTTGAACGGGAAGTTGAACGGGCTGTTCTCGGCCGCGATGAGCGCGATCTGGCCTGGGTCTTCCGGCATGATGATGAAGTTGTTCTGCATCGAGCCGGCGTTGCGGGTTCCCTTCGCCTTGATGTCGCGGGCATTGGAGATGATGGATTCGGTGATCAGCGTGGCGCTGTCTCCGATGGAACCCATCGTCTGCCAGCCTTTGACCTCAGTCCAGACAACCCCGGTGAAGTCGGTGGCGTCTAGATCAGCATCATCGGGAACGTTGGTAACGGCAGTGCCGCCAATCCAGAAGGTGGCGCCAGCCACCGGATAGAGTTGGGCCATTTCAGCTTTCCTTCATGTCTGATTGCGCTTGCCGAAGGCGCGGGTGAACGGCAGGCCAATCAGGCCGGAACTTGCGGGTAGCAACGCCACCTGGTGGTCACAGGAAGCGTGACGTGCGACGTGCCGGTGACGAACACGCCGATCTCTGGATCTTCGTCTATGCGGATCACCGTGCCGTCGAAGACGATCTTGGTGCCCCGCTTGAAGTGCGCCCGGAGGCTTGCGGCGACGGCCAGCGGCAGGTCATGGGTCGCACCCACGGGCCACATGACGTTCGTCCGCATGAAGCCCTGCCTGATCGGGTCTAGCTCAAGAGACAGATCAGTCTCGATCGAGCGATTGAAGTGGACCTCCAGGCTCACGAACGGCTTGTTCGCGACCGGAGCGTAATTGTAGCCAGGTGAGGCAATGTTCGCCGCCTTCGTCCAGCCGGACGGCAGAGGCCACGTGCCGAAGTGAGATGACAGCCCCCGGAAAATATCCTGTTCAACCGTGGCCGCCATTCGTGCTACGTCCTCATTCCATGGCCGAACCGATCAGCGACCGAGAGATTTACCAACTGCTGGAGCGAGCAATCGCGCTCTTCGTCAGCCAGAAAGGCTCGACGGAAGGCGGTCAGGCTGTGATCGATCTATTCCTGCGCAACACGGACATGATCCAGCGCGCCATGCTGATCATGCTTGCGGAGAACCGCCCTCAAAGCGACCGCGAACGTTCATCTCCGCCTCGTTGACGATCTGCTGCCACCGCTGCGCTACCGCCTCAACGAAGCCGAAGCCGGTCTGATTGTAGACCCTGCCGAGACTGTCTGTCCCGACGAAGCCATATTCCATCCGGAGCGCATAGGCAGCCTGGAAGCCGAGATAGACGGTCGAGCCCAACTCGGCACCACCGATCACCATCTCAACGCCGCCGTCTGCGAAGTCGGTCTGCTCCGGCTTCACCGATGGCATCTCTGCCGTCGAGGCCATCAGGGACCGCCTCAAGTTGCCGGTATCGATCGGCATGCGCCCGCCTTCGGCCACTGAAGTCCTAACCTCGTTCGCAACGGTCTGCGCAGCCATCTGGAAGACCGCTTCAGAGCGTTCTAGCTCCTCCCGTGCCCAATCCCCTATTGTGGCCGCGAAGCTCATCAGCGGCCTCTTGAGCGGGCGTAGGCTGCTGCGAAGTCGAAGTTGTATTCCACGTCGCAGCGGCAGGCGATGATATCCTCAGCGCCAGCGCCCATTGATGTGTCGCCTGGGAAGCGCATCATATTGCCGAGAGGCGACATGAACGGAGCATCCATCCCGGTCACCTCCTGCGCGTTCAGGGCCATGTGGCTATGACGAACCCGGCCATCTCCCGCAGATCTCCACTTGCGGGTCACGAGGCTTGCATCCCTGCCAGATCGGTCGAGCCCCTGCTGATAGGCCTCATGCTTCGCAGCCATGACCGATGTCAGCGTTTCCGTGCGGGCGATGGTCTCGCCCCGAAGCTTAAGGTTCCGGCTCCGGAGCTTCATCAGCACTTTATCGAGCGTGGCGGCGTCCAGAGGCTTGCGGGCGTCGATTGCGCGCCTCACGGCAGCGTCGTGGCGCTTGTCGCGGGTCTTGAGCGTCAAATACTTCCGCATCAAGTCAGGATCGCCCGATAGGAGGTTGATCCGGGTCCGCTCCATCAATTCCGACTGAGGCCGGTTGAGCCCGATCAGCCCACCTTCACGCTTTCCGGTTACCCGGTTCTGCCGGCCTACCAGATCGAGAGCGATGGACCGTGGCCCCTGCCCTTCGGCGTATCGGGCGACGATCGCCTCGCGCGCGGCTTGCTTCGTCTGCTCCGAGATCTCGGTGATGAGGGTCGATGACCGCTCCCGGATGATCGCTTCCGCTCTCTGGTTGCTGGCATCCCAGCGCACCACGACGCGGCCACCCATGAGGTCGGTGATGCGCGGCAGCCGCCCGACCGTGAGCAGCCCGCCCTCATTGAATGCCTGCCTCAGCGCCTCAGAGAGGGGACGGAATGCCGATGGCTCGATGTTGAGCGCATGGACAGCGCTTTCCACGTCACGCCGCTCCAGCGCCTCGATGACCTCGCGAAGCACGATCTCCGACTGGATGTCATCGATCGCTTCGAGAAACGCCCTCGCCACCTCAGGAGCAAGCTTGTCGATAAGCTCAAGCAGTTGCTGCCGAAGGGTCGCCATTATTCAGCCGTGGCGCTCTTCTCGGCCTTCTTGGCAGCTGTCTTGCCGCCGACGATCTTGCCGAGCCCGAGCCGTTCGACGGCTTCCGCCTCAGTCTGCGGGATGTCCAGCGTCACGCCGGGCTTGCGGGCCTTGTAAGTCTTTTCGAGCAGAACCTTGACCATGGTGGCTATCCTTCGGGTTAAGCGGTTAGATCGATGTCATAGAGCACGGGGATGCCAGCGGGCGCCAGCGGCCGAACCTCTAGAATTTCCACGAACGGCGTGTCGTCGGCCACGTCCTCAGCAGCAACACCCAGCGCCACGCTATAGCTCTTCATCGGCACAGCCTCAGGATCAGCCGTCACGGTCAGCGTGTGGCGCGTCTGGCCTATCAGCGTGCCCGAGGCGTCTCGGATCTCCTGAAAGCCCTCGACGGCATACATCGTCTTGTATGTCGGCGGGCCGATGGTTGGGTTCCAGTCTGGGCCGGTCAGCGTGCCGGGGATTCGCAGCGTCACCGGGTAGCCGTTGGGCTGGGATACCTCGGAGACCGAACGGATGGCGTCAGCCACCTCCGCGGCAATCGAGGTCCAGTCTTCCATTGTCGGTCCTTGTGTTGCCGGACGAGATTAGGATGCGGCCGCTAGCGGCTCCGCCAAAGCGGCGCAGCGCTCAACGGATGAACAGCTCGTGAATGCCCGCGTAGGATTTTGTTCAGCAGCCGCTCGCTAAGGTCTGATCAATCCCGAAAGACGGGAGAGTTCATCGGCGCCAGTTTCTGGCCCTCTGGAGAGACATCCATGACGAACATTCTCATTAAAACCGGAGTTGCCGCTCTGATTGCCCTAACCGGCCTCTCCGCCTCGGCGTCGACGGCTGCCGCATCCGGACCGGAATTCCGGATCTTTGTGCAGCAGGGCTGGGACGGCCGCGGCGGCAACGACCATCGCGGCGGCGACCGCTGGGACGGCCCGCGCCATGACCGGGGCGACCGCTGGGAGCGTCCGCGCCGTGATCGCGGCGGCCGCTGCGACCCGGGACTGGCGGAGGCAAAGGCGCGTGACATGGGCCTGCGTCGTGCCCGCGTCGTTGATGTCGACCGGCGCACCGTCACCGTCGTCGGGCGGGACCGCCACGGCCGTGACCGCATCGTGTTTGGTAACGACCGCGGCTGCCCGGTCATCCGCCGCTAGAGAGCTTCCGTCTTCATTCGCCCCTTGACTGTGGAACGCCCTCGCTAGCCCTTGAGACGGCGGGGGCGTTTTGCTGTGGTCAGAACCTCGCCAGCGTGGTGACACTCGTGCCGGTCGGGGTGTGCGTGAGTATTTCCGCGAGGATACCGTCGACAATGGGCAAAGTCGCCCTGGCGGACGCGCCATCGACGATGCTCCACTTCACGCCCTTGACCTCTGTCAGCACCTTCTGCGGGCCGGCGGCAACATCGGGCGCGAGTGAGCCGGGCTTTGTTAATTCCCGAAGGGCGAGCTCATAGGCGGCTTTCTCGACCGGCGCCGGCACGACATCCGCAGCCAGATCTTCGCCGCGCCAGACCACATCCGCACGCGGCCAGAGCAGATCCTAGCCGGCTGAAGCGATCACGCCCGGATAGCGCGCGCCATAGAGGGCATCAAGAGCCTGCGAAGCACGCATCAGCGCAGCAGTGCGCTTGGCATCGTCAACGCCTGCCCCGGTCCATGCCGCATTGCCTCTTGCCTCGTGATAAGCGAGCGCAGCAGGAAGCGCCCCGTAGTGGTCTGGCATGGGTTACTCTCCGAAGACGATGTGATGTTTCGCCCGCTCCAGCAGGATCATGGTCTCGCCGGCGTTCGCCATGCCGCTGACCCACAGCTCTCCGTCGGGCTGCTCTGCCAAGATCACCAGATTGGTGAAGCCTTGGCCCTTGGCTGCTTCCAGCAGCTCATCCGGATCAATACGATAGTTCTCGCCAACTTCCACCGGAAGAAACTTCTCGACGTTACTCATCAGTTCCCTTAGCAGTTCCGAAGGCTGTCAGATCGACCGTAAGCCATTCGTCGTCAGCCAGCTTCACGACGGCAACTACAGCCGCTTCGGCTTTGTCGGTTTCGTCCCCGTCACAATCAAAAAGGTTGGTAATCTGGCAGACCTGACCGTCGTCTGTGACGGCCAATCGCTGACTTCGATTGATGGCATCGATCACGGTCATGCGGAGCTCCGTCGGCGGGACCTAATTGCGCTGCAGATTGTTTGACCTGCGGAAGGAGAACGACAATGAATGATCCGAAGAAGCCAACCGCTACGCAGGGCCCCGGCGGCGCTGTCATGCCCAATGATTTTGCCGACGTCCCTGAGACGGGCGAGGACGTTAATAGTATCAGCGAGAACACCGACGGCGATGGCCAGCACAAGATAAAGAAGGAGGTCAAAGAAGCCATTGACCTCCCTCAGAAGGGCTCTGCTTAGCCCCGGCGCTTCAGCTCAGCTTCGATCGCAGCGTTGGCTTCCTCGCCATTGCTGATCGGATCGTTGCTGAGCTTCGACGCCAGCGACCGGCGCTCCTGCCAAGTGAGCTCCCGCCAGTTGTCCGGAATGGACACTGTGGCGCGGGTCTCGTCCGTCTCTGCTGTGCGAGTGGTCGCCGCTCCGCCCACAGTCTGATCGCCCACGATCTTCTGAGCCCCGGGCATGACAGCCTGGCCGGCCTGTTCGATCGTCTGCGCCGGCTTGCCGGTAGAGACATCCGTGTTACTGGCTTTGATACCGATGCCACCTACGGCAGCCACGTCGGCATTGGCTGCGAAGTTGCCCTCGCTGTCAGCCAGCTGACGGCTGGTGCCTTCCGGATCCGGCTTCACGGGCTCAATGCTCGAGAGAGCAGTCGAGGATTCCCGAGAAGCCTTCTCCGCCTGCTCTGCCATCTTATCAAAGGCATTGGCGAGCCGGTCGACGGCAGTAGAGCCGCCGAGGCGGTTGGCGCGGGAGCGCAGGATCTGCGCACGGCTTTCGTCGCGACGGGCGATGGCCTCCGCCAGAAGCGGATCATTCTGATGATCGTTCATTGTCATTCTCCTGATGATGAGGGGGTGAGATGGAGAGGGGCCGAAGCCCCTGCCCTCAGCCGTTTGTGACGACGGCGACCATGCGAACCAGCTTCGGGTCGTAAACCCGGGTCCAGTTCCCGCCGGTGGCGAGCTCGGTATCGGTCACACCGGATGCCGAAGCTGGCGTACCGCTGAAGGAGACGCCGCGGGGATGCATGACCCAGTGCCGGCGGTACCAGACCGTCTCGACCCCTTCGCCGTTACCGGCAGCAGCAACGCTGTCGATCTCGACCGGCTTCTTCGGTCCACCCTCACCCGTGGCTTCGGCATAGCCGATCGCACCACTGCCGAAGAGGTAGGAGGTGTACTTGAAGCCGGAGGTGTCGCCTGCCTCGCGTGGGCACTGGTCGGACACGTAGACGATCTTGTCATCCCACATGTTAAAGTCGAGGCCCGTTGCCGGATCCTTGAACTTCTCGATCGCCCGAGCAGCACGCAGATTGTAGAAGATCCGCGAGTGCATGAGGACCGCCGACAGCGTGGTGCCGTACTCGCCCAGCAGAGCATAGGCATTCGCCGCGATCTCGGCGTCCAGGTTGACAGGCGACACGGCGCCGTCTTCCGAAGCGACATCGAGAACATTGCCGGCCATGCCTGCCGAAGCAAACACGCCGCGCATCTGCTCGCCCATGATCCGCTGCTCTTCCCGGACCCAATACTCTGCAATGAGCTGGGCCACGGCATCGAGCGGGTCTTCCGCAAGCATGGAGGCGACGAGGTTGGCCGACTGCCAGCCGTTGTTGCGGCGGATCTTCCGGGCCATGTCCTGGCCCTGCGTCAGCTTGTTAGGCGTGGCGGTCTGAGCCGGGTCATCCGTCGAGACGTTGGAGTTGCCGGTCAGGTCGTTCCAGAATGGCATCTGGACGAGATCACCCGGACCATTGGCGAAACGCTGGAGTTCAGCGTCGGTGGAGACGATCGGCGAATTGCGGATGCGCGACAGCTGCGCAATGCGCTGAATCGTCGTGGGGAGGAAGAGCGGGCCATAGATGACGTCGCTCAGGCGAGTGGTGGCCATGTCGAGACTCCTGTCATTTGGAGGATGTGGGATGATTGGTCTCGGTCACCCCACTGGGCATGACCTCGTCGATGGTGGCGCCACTGACGCCGGATGTTACCAGGTAGGAGTGACGCCGGCCGCCTGCGCCATCTGGCGGGCCTTTGCCGCGTTCTCCTGGATGAGCTGCTGTTGCTTGGTCAGGTTCGGCTTTTTGCCGTTGCTGCTGTCCCAAGGGTTGTCGGTGAATGTCCGGCCGTCGCCGCCCTTGGCATCGCCACCGGTGGCTTTGGCGACGAAGTGTTTGCCCTCGTCAGAGGACCAATCGGCGACGAACTTCTTCAGCGGGGTGCGTTCGTCCACGCCATCGTCAGCAAAGACGTGGAATTCATCGTCTTCCTCGACCAGCTTCACCGCGCCGCGCTCCTTGAGCAGTGCTTTAGCCGCCGGCAGGAAGTCCTTGGAGACACCGGCTTCGATCAGCGCCTTTGTCAGGCCGTCGTCGATCAGCGTCTTGCGCAGCGTGGCGTCCAGCTTGGCGTTGCGCTGCTCCAGCTTCGTCTTCTCGATACCGTGCTTCTTTTCGAGCTCGGTCTTCTGGCGCTCGAGGCGCTCATCAGCCTTCGGCGGCTCTTTGCCTTCTGCCTGGGTGCGGAGGGTCTCGTAGGCGTCGGCGTCGAAATCGTCGGGCAGACCTTCCAGCCGGCTTTCGGCGGTGGTAAGCTTTTCGCTGAGAGTGCGCTTCTCGCCGCGGACACGATCGAGAGCTGACTTGAGCGCTGCTGCGCCCGGGTGGGCTTCAATGCCCTCTACTGCGAGAACGAACTTGCCGTCCTTCTCCTCGTAGAGCGAGCGGTACTGCTCCTCGACACTGTCGAGGCTGTCAATGATTGCTTTCAAAGCCACTGGCTTCTTCCTTCCAATGAAAAAGGCCGCTCACTGGCGGCCGGGGTGGGCATTGCAAGATGATGGTTTTCAGCGTGGCATGCAGACGCGGATCATCTAGGTCCCAAGATTCTCGCCCTCAGAAGATTTGATCTCTTCGAGGACTGCTTCAGGGGCGACATCGCGCTTAAGTTCGTGGATCTCGTCATCGGCGTCGGTCTCGACATTGAGTCGGGCCGCGATCGCCTCCACCATAGCGATCAACCGAGTTGTCTCATGCTCGTTTAGGAGCGTGATCTGCAGGCCGAGGTCAGCTCGATCATTGTCTTCGTCCGCCATACGGTTCTGATTGATCAAGACGAAGGTCGAGAGGAAGATGGCTTCCACGGACGCGATCATCGCCAGTATTACCAGCGACTCGTCCCATGCTGGCACAAAAGGGATGATCCCGGTGTTGATCGCAATCCAGCCACCGAAGATTGCGAGGTGGATGTAAACGAACGTCATACTGCCAGCGAACTTGCTGATAGCCGCGGCGACTTTCGCTTCGAGAGGAGCCGCCCGTGCCTCGCGTTTTCTGCGCTCGACTATTGACTCGATGTTCCTGGCCAAAGCGGGGCTGAGAGCCTCCGCCGGTTGCGTTGTGGGGCTCTCTTTACGCTGGGTGACTTGCACTGGTCGTTCCTCTTGCGATTAGGTTGGACCACCAACGCGCAACAACCTAACTGGCTCCCAGCGCCGCCCGTCTTTCCTCCTCGCTCCCGAACCGCTGCTCATCGATGAGCTTCAACTCCGCCTCGTGATCCCGCTCGGCGCTTGCGATCTCACCCCGCTGCAGGTTCTCGTACAGCGTCTCGTAGGCAATGGCGCCGTTTTGCCAGAGCGAGACGAGCGAAGCCGCCTGTTCAGGTGTCAGCGTCGCGTCAACGAACGACAGGTTCGGCTTCACTGTCACCGCCTCGGGACTTTGCCCGATCATGACCGCGATGTGCCGAAGCGCCTTCTCCAGTCCCTGGGCGCTCGACAGTGCGATAGAGGTGAGCGTGGCCGTCTCCGCCGCAAACCTAATGCGCAAGGCGTCACCGCTCTCCGCTGTTTTGCTCTCGCTGCTGTTGAACAGCCTGGCGCCGGACTGGGCCGCGTTCTGGCGCTCGTCGAGGATCGCGGTTCGATGGGCGGCGATGCCGGTGCCGGCCGGCCCCACATACTTTACGTCAGGCGTGCCGGCTTGGTCACCCTGCTTGATCGCGATGACCGCCCCTGCCCCAACGGCCGATGGGGGATCGCCATTGATGACGACGAGCGTCTCCTGCCCGGTCATGAACAGCTGCCAGCGGTAGTCAGCCGAGAGCTGGTAGAGAGCAATGGCCGATCGAGCCACACCGAGCAGCGGCGGCAGCTCAGGAGACACCGACAGATCCCGCGCGCCCATGACCACGAACGGGATCTCAGTCAGCTTGGTGTTGCCGCGTCCCGAGGGGGTGACCTCGTCTCCGGGCGTTCTCTCTGCTCCAGTGTAGGTCTGGACGGTGTAGCTGCCGTCCCGCATCTCAAGCACCCGAAACCGCTGCTCTCGCTCCCAGCGGAAGCCCTCACGCCTTAGGCCGCTCTCGTCGAGGACGAACAAGGTTCGATCGTCAGCCCAGTTGATGAGAGCCTCTGCCGAGTAGCCGGCAAGCCACGGCAGCTCTGAACCTTCCGTCGAGGCATCGGCAAGCAAGGCATAGCGGCCGGTGGTGAGCAGCTCCGCAGTTATCCGCCGGTGAAGCGCCTCCAGCGGCAGCCCATCCTTCGTCGCCTTCTCCCACAGCGCCTGCATGGCGGACGGCATTTCGATCTGCGCTTCGGTCCGGTGGATTACTCCGACCATCCCATGAACTGTTGGGTGCACGATCTCCGGGAACTGAGCCCGCGTCTGGTATGCCTCATACAGAGCGCGACCACCGTCGGCTTGGGCGGAGAATCCAGACGGCTTCGGGAGGTATGCGGTGGAGGCGGCTTTGACCTCCTTCTCTCCGCCCGCCGTGTCGCGCATCAGCGACCATTCGTCAGCCCGAGCGAGGTAGGCGGGGTGTTTCGTCTCGACGGCTTCAGTCATTGTCTATTCCTCGGGGGAACATATTGCCGCCGGCCCATTTAGGTGCGAAACGGACGTTTCAGATTGGAGGCCGCATGATCCCGACCCAAGTTCACGGCGTGCTCGACTATGTGGTCGGGGCGATACTCATTCTTGCCCCGTTCCTGCTCGGGTTCGCCGACGGGACGGCCGCGCAGTGGGTGCCGATCTCGCTCGGAGTCGTTGCCGTCCTGTACAGCCTTCTGACGAACTACGAGCTCGGCTTCCTCAAAGTCCTGCCGCTTCGTGTTCATCTGATTTTGGACCAGACCCTCGGCGCGGTCCTGCTCACCTCGCCTTGGCTCTTTGATTTCTCGAGCCGGATCATGTGGCCTCACTTGCTGTTCGGCATGGTCTCTGTCGTCGTGCCGCTGTTGACAAAACCGCCGGCGGGCGCCTTACGCTAGTACAACCCCTGCACCGTTGTCGTGGTGGTGACCGGCGGTGACGAGATCAGCGCGTTGAAGGCTCTGCTCGTACTGTCGGCATCGTCATCGTGCGCTGCCTCAGGAAAGCTCTCCAGGGCAGTGAACCAGTCTTCATTCCAGCGGCCGCGGATCACGAATACGTTGCCAGCCTCTGCCTGGGCGGAAAAGCCGCTGAAGCGTGTGATCTTGCTCCAGGTGAGCAAACGACACCGACGCGCCGGAAGGAAAGCTCCACTGCAGCACATGCTCTTTCGGAGCCGCGCCGATTGCGGGGTAGAGCTTCTCGCTCTCGTCCCACAGGCCACCCTCGTTTCGGACCTGCACAGTCGAGCGTCGGAAGAACACAGCGCCAAATTGCGGGTTGGCGATGTGGCGTAGCGGCTCCATGAGGAGCGCCCAGGTTTTTCCGCCGCCTGCCGACCCGCCGTAGATCGCGATATCAGCCTGCGAGGCAAGGAACGTCGTCTGTGGGCCCGGTTGCGGCCGGATGATCGTTTGGGCTGCCGCGCCCTGCTCAGCTCCTGCCATTGTCGGGCAACTGGAAGATCGTCACCGGCGAGACTGGTACCGGCAAGTCCTTTCCGTCCTTCCCTGTCAGTTCGCGCCGGTTGGTGTAGCTTCCACCCACTTCCTCTGCCGCCTGCTTCAGCAGCGACGATGCCAGCACCATGTTACCCTGCGTCTCTGCCTTGTCCGCCATCCGCTGGAGCGCGCGCAATCTCACCGCCCGGTGACTTATGGCAATGGATGCAGTGTCTTCGAGGAAGGTCTTGCGGGTTTCCTCGAAGAGCACTCTCCACTTCGGGGCCAAACCAGATGCAGCCTTCTTGTTCGGGTCATGGCTCTCAACCAGTTGCCGGCTAGCCTCGACGCTGAACTCCTTCTTGACTGCCGCGGCTACGACGGAAGGGCTGTCGAAGCATGCCAGGGCCTGCACGATGTAGGTTTTGACCTCATCCGTTAGTTTTGCTTTAGCCATAGCTGTGTCAAAGTCCGGTCAAGACGCTCGGGGGTCAATAGAATGTCGTCAATGTCGAAGGTTGGTGATTTCAACCGCAATGATCAGCGTTTGCTCGAAAAGACAGACTTCCCGGGCAATGATTACTATCAGAGGATCTGGGTTCTAGAGTGCCAGTCAATCCTCGATGGCGTGAAGTGCGGCCATACCTACGGGGC